TATGCTTGCATTGACGGGCTGAGACCTCCTATTGTTATACCTGACATGTAAGTGTTTCCGTTCTTAGCTCTCCATAGCCGGGTAGTTCCGGAGTGGCTTTTCATAGCTATGATTAAAGGTACAGGGTCTGTTGCAGTTTTTGAATTATATGCAAAGGTATACAAATTACCTACAATTCTGTCAAATTTACCTCTCTGAGACCTTTTTAGCTTGGCTTCACGGATTCTTTCAAGTATTTTTCTATTTTTTGGTATTGCCATGACTGTAATTAAATTGAATTTTGTTTCTAAAATGAAAATAAAAAACAAAAAAAAGATTAAATGAGTTCTAATGTAGATAGTATAGAAATGAAGGAATTTCTTGAACAGGTAGACTACGCGCTATCATTAAAGTTCAAAGAAAAATGGAGGCATAGATTCTCATCGCACTTTATTCAGATATTTCAAGAGAGGCTTTTGAAAGCCTTCAAAGATGAGAAACCCATAAAGAAAAATTCACTTATCTCTCTATACACAAAAAAACACAAGTACAACAAAAATGAAGTCTTGTGCTTTTTCCAGGAAATAGATATTGCTTTATATTACCCTTTAATCTATTAATTCTTTTTTCTCTTTTTCAGCTTGTTTTGCTTCTAGCAAACATTTCTCAGTTCCTCCAAACTCCGGACATAAGTCCTTATATTGACACCAGTTACACCATTGGTTCTGAGATGCTTTTAAATCTTCTTTTTTCTTCTTCCTAATTTCCCAAATTTTATCCTTGAGTTTCCTTAGAAATACTGATATCTGAGCTCTTCCATACTTCACAGAAATTAACTTATCTAAATGAGGGTAATAGTGAGCTACTGTAATTTTATCTACAGGTACGTTAAATTCTTTAGCTACCGCATAAGCGTACATAAGCATTTGAGGGTCTGTAAACAGTTCTGCTTTAGGTGTAGGTCTTCTAGAGGTTTTGTAATCGATTACTAGATATCCACCGCTCTTACCTTTAATAACACGGTCAATAATCCCATTTATCGAGTAATCCTTGGTAATGTCGACTTTGAATACCATTTCGTTGCTAACGGTCTCTTCTAGCTTTTTATTAAATTTAAAGAAATTTTCTAGTATAACGTCGAGATTCTTCTCTTTTATAGAGGAGAACTGATAATTAGGTCTTAAATCACCTGCTAAACTTTGAAGTTCTTCCAAGGTTTCTAGTTCAGTGCCTAACTCAAAAATCTTATGAACATAGGAGCCGTACTGTAATGCATCTGTATTACTGTTCACATTATAGATACCTGTCAAGTATTCTACATATTTAAATTGGTATTTCTTTTTACATTCTTCGTAAGTTTTTAGCTTACTCGGTGACATTGTATTAATAAACATATGAATATATCCTCTAACACTATTAAAGATTATTTACTCGAAAAGTTCAGCATTTATACTGAGACTAATGCGGAATTTATTGTAAATAGCCTGTTTTGCGAGGACACTAAGCAACATATGTCTATAAATTTAGACACAGGTTTGTGGCAATGTTTCAAGACTAAGGAGAAAGGAAACTTTGTTAAATTAATATCTGTGTTGGAGAATATATCTTACACTGAAGCTAGTGTATTTTTACAGAAGAGGTTGTTCGACTCTCCTGAGAAAATTTTTCAAATGCCGAAGAAGGTTGCAAAACAAGCTCCTATTCAAGGCTCTTCCAGGATACTAGATGAACTGAAAAATTTTAAAAAATTAACAGCTCTTAGTAAAATATCAAAGTCAATTCCTGAAAAGTTAGCATATAGCTTCGCAGTGTCTAGAAAGATAGACCCAACCAAGCTTTACATAGCTACGTCCGGAAAGTATATCAATAGAGTTATTATTCCTTATGAGGATGACAAAGGCTTGTTCTATTTTCAAGCTAGAAAGTTGATGGGTGATGGTATGAAGTATTTAAACCCTTCTTTCAAAGAGCATGGTGTTAAATCTTCTGAGATTGTATACCCTTTCAATAATGATGAAAATTATGTGGTAGTTACCGAAGGTCCTATCGACGCATTGAGTTTGCAGAATATTAAAATTAACGCTACTAGTACTCAAGGTTCTATGTTTTCAAAAGCTCAGCTAGATTATATCAAGGATAAGGTTATTATATTGTCTTACGATAATGATGAAGCGGGGGTAGAAGGTATGGAAAAGGCATATAGACTGATACGTTCAAAGAACTTGCCTGAGCCTTACATAGTTCAACCTCCTGAAGAGTTCAAGGATTGGAATGAGTTTGTCGTAGCATCTAATGCGTCTACAGTCAAGGAGTACCTATCGACTAGCGTGAAAAAAATGGACTACAGTTACAAGCTTAACGAACTACTAAAGTAAATTTATCACTCATTACATTTTGTCCAAGTAATGTAGAGCTAGTTTGAACTTCGTATGTTCCTGTGGTGACATCTGATGATGCTGTATCCCACGTGTAAAGTATTGTGTCATTTGAGTTTACAGTCACTCCTGTACTAGTCCAAGCTTGGATTTCAGTATATGGAGAGCCTGTAGTCATATCATCCTTATACTTGATGATTCGTATTGCCGCGTTATCTAATACAGCATTTGTAAATATATTTTTAATCTCTTCTGTAATGTTAGCGTTAGTTACAGTATGGTCCGTCATTATTTGTAAATCTATTTTCGCATTTTTATTTATATGTTTTTGAACTAATTTTTGACGGGTGGTAACCATCATAGGTTCCGTTAAACTTATAATAGTATCATCGAACAACTCGAAGCTATGTACAAAAGTAACCCTTTGACCGTTTTCTTGGTCTTGTACCGTCCATATATCGAAATATTTACCTACTGAAGATGAATTGTAAGTATTAGGGCTATTATGATGACCTGTAGTAAGTTCAACCCATTTCAATCCAGGCTTTAAAACTACTGCATATTTTCCCGTACTTCTTTTAAATATAGATGAAGTAGTTACAGCGTCTGCGTAAGCTGCTTCAGCAGCATTACCACTGAAAACCATTAAAGACTTACCAGAAGCCTCCATAGAAGAAGCCACCAACCCATAATTAGAAGAGTTTGCAGATAGGTCTAAATACTCATCACCTGTACCTGAGGTACCTAAAGGGAATATGTGACAAGTCTCCACCTTGTAAGGGTCAGCATAAGCCCCATTCTTTAAATACTGAAATTCTAGAAGTGTTCTTCCAGTTGTACTAGGTCTGTTAAACCTTGCGGTTACCGAGGAGCTGTTGAATGTAGTCATAGTTCTATATTATTTAGGTTTCATGTTTTCTATTTCTTCGGATTCCTTTTGCGATTCCTCTACTCTCTTTTTACAATAGGCTCGTCGCTCCTCAAATGTCATCATGAGAATATCTTGATAAGTAAATCCACAATGGTGAACTAGCAGGTAGACTTCTTCCACATGGTGGTCACTACCTAGGATTTCGTCTAGCTCACGTTGAAAAAACTTTCATTTATAGGAAGTTCAATGGCAGAGTCTGCATTACACGCGTTACATATAAAGTTTACTCTTGATTGTATTCCAAAATCCATTCCAAATATCTTCTTCTGTAAAGTAAGAACGTCCTTACCTGTTGTTTTTGTTAGAAATTTTTGAATAATAATTCTAGAATCATGACCGTTTATTGATTTTACAAATCTAAACAGATTATCCATTACATTCTCTACATCTGCAAGTACTGCCTCATCTTGAGCCATAGGATATCTAAATTCTACTTCTACTTCTGAGTCTGGTAAAGTTATCTTGGTATCAAGTTCAACATCATCGTCTAAAGTTACTACTGGAAGTTTGTCAAGCTCAATCATCAAACCATTCTTCTCTCCACATTGAGGACATTCTATCTCAACTTCATAATTATTTCCATAAGACAATTCCCTAAGTTTAAATAATATAAAAGTTTTATCTACTAAAGTTAATTTATGATAGTTAACATCTTGAGTAGCTCTTTGAATTAATGTCTCTAATACTTTAGAACTTTGAGATGCTTTTTTTACACTTCTTAATATTTTCTCATCTTCAAATGTAAAAGGTCTTATTTTTATTGTTTTATTTTCTCCCCCTGATAAAACACCGTTTCCCGGTAAATCCAAAGGAACCCAAGCAGTTTTTTGCTCTACCTTCTCCAATAGTTGTTTAAGTACATCTCCTTGTTTTACCTCTTGGGTAGGAGCTGTGGCTGGAGCCTGCGTCTGTGCTTGGCTACTTTGAGCAGCCTGAGCAATGTCAATTATTGATTTATTCTCGTTCATCGTTTTTAAAAAAATTATTATTTTTCTCTATAATAGATAAAATAAAAAAAATTATGGAAATTTATATTTCTAATATTTATTCAATCCTGAAAACTTCCGATAAAAAACTTTTAAAAGCATTAGGCAAAAAATATAGTTGTAAAGCTCCGGGATATGAATTTACCCCTGCATATAGAAAGGGTCATTGGGACGGTACAAATAAATTTTTCAACCCTTCCAACGGTAAGTTTGGTACAGGCTTATTATATAGCATATTGGAAGATTTAGACTATTTAGAGGAGGATTACAAATTAATAGACTCTAGAGAGGATATAGAACTACAAGACACGTCCATACCTGGGTACACTCCTAGAGATTACCAGAAAGTATTAATAGATAAGGCTTTAGAGCTAAAATCATGTATTATAAAAGCTCCTACAGGTGCTGGTAAAACAATAGTGATAGGCTCCATATTAAAAGCATTAGAAGGAAAAACAGGTTTACTATTTTTCAATAAGAAACAACTACTTACTCAAACATCTGAGTTCTTAACTAAATGCGGTATAGAGCATGGTGTTGCATTTGGAGATGGTGTAGATATAAAACCATTAACATTAGTAACTATTCAATCGATTGATAAAGTTATTGATAGCCATCTTAAGTATTCTGAGTTTATTATGTTCGATGAGATTCATGAGTTTGCTAAAGGCAAGGTAGCCAGAAAGGTTCTAAGTTCTTTTCCTAAAGCAACTTACAGAATTGGTTTAACAGCTACTCCACCCAAAGATAGGTTTTCTAAACTAACCCTTACATCTTTTTTAGGTAGAGAGATAGAGGAAGTTACAGCAAAAGAGTTAGCTGATTCAGGGTATTTAACCACTCCCTCAATACAGCTAATTGAACTTCCAGATGTTGACCCTTTAGCTACTGAGAAGATGGGTTATCCTGAAATATATGATGAGTATATTATTAATAACACGGAGAGAAACGAAATAATTGTAAATATTGTTAAAAATATTACGGATGATAACGCAAAAA